GCTTCTTCGATTTCGAGCCGCGCAGCCAGTAGACCTCGCGATAGGCGAAGTGGTCGGGGACAATACGGACGATGCGGTCTGGGTCTTTTGAGCGGCGATCCCGGATCGGCGTGTTCGGCTCGATGGCGTGCGCCACGACAAATTCGAGTTGCAGCGAGCCGCCACCCTCGCGCCAGGCGTTCGCGACTTCCTGCGGGCAATTGTCGATTCCGAAGAAATCGACGATCTGGATCACGTTGTAGGTGAACTCGCGATAGAGCGTGTTGTTGGTGAGGGAGCCGCCGACGTCGAGGTAATATTCGCCCGCGCAGGGCAGATAGAAGCTGACGACGCGATCAAAGTCCTCGTAGCAGATAATCGGCGCGGTTCCGAAAACGATCTCGTCTTTGAACGCCTGCGCCATGATCGTGTAGAAATTCGACTGCGCCAGCACCGTGTAAATGCGGTCCTGCGTGTCCTTGAGCCACGACGTCGCGTCAGCGTCGAGATTGAGCCACGGCAAAGCGTTCGCCAGCTTGAACCAAGGCCGGGAGGGCGACGTGAGGCCGGACCACATGCCGCCGGCCGCCGTGCGAACCGCCATCAGCCCGGTCGAATCCTTGATGGCGTCGTTGACTGGAAGGTCTTTGTTCATCCGGTTGGCGGTGATGACCCATTTGTAGCGGCGCGGCAGAAAATAGCGCGCGAGCACCTCCCAATAGGCCCACGCCGACCAACGCCAGGCGCGCAAGGATTGAAGGCGGCTTTCGGAATGATCGTAGGTCGCGCCCCAATCGGGATCGACGGCTTTCTGGTTTCGCGGAGTGACCGGCTGCATGGACAAGAGCGAGACGGACATATCCTCATATGCCGCGTAATTACCGGTCATGTCGTTCATGGCTTACTGCCCGTCGCCGAGAAATGATTTCGCGGTCGCGGGCGCGGAGGCCCCGGCGCTCGACGATTTGAGCGTGCCGCCGAACCCCATGCCGCTCGCGCTAGCGGCGGCGGCGCGCGCGGCGGCGGCGGCGTCCTGCACGCCCGCGTTCGCCATCGTCGGCGGAGCCGGGGGCGGGGCGGGCGCGGGCGGGGCTTTCGGGTTGAAGATCGACATGTCGGGCCTCGTCAGTAGGGACCAGTATATGCATCGTCCTTGGACTTGTCCAAAGCGGCGAAGGGATCATATTCCACAAGCATTTGTCGTGGCCTGGACGCCCGTGCGGCGATAGTGATCGGCTCGGCGAACGTCAGGATGGCGGAATCGAAGTCGTCGGGCGAGTGTCCGATCTTGGCCTTCACCAGTTCTTTCGGCTCGAGCAGCAGCCGGTCATTCTGAAAAGTGTACGTCGTCTGCGTCAGCGCGGCCATGAGCGATTGGTTTTCGCCGGGGAGCGCGCCGCCGCGCTTGATCCAGTCGACGAACTCGAACGCCATTTCCGACCGTTTGTTGAAGAATTTGGTCTTGTTCGCGGCTTGGCCGGAAAAGTGGACGCCGATAGGCGAGCGGCCGAGCACGCGAAGCTGATCTTCCCAGCCGGAGCCAAAGCCGCCGGTGGCGTCGATAAAGGCGGCGTCCGCGCCCCATTGTAGCCATTCGCGATTGACCCAGGACGCGCCTTGCAGCGAGTCGATGCCGCGACGCTTCTGGAACGGAAACATCTGGATGCCTTGGCGGAAGGCCATCGAGCACGAGTCGTTGCCGAATCGGGCGACGTCGATCCCCATGATCTTTGGGACGCGGCCTATCTCGTGCTCACGGTAATATCGCCGCATGGCGGCCTCGACGTCCTCCTGGCCAATCAGACTGTCAATCGACGAGGAGGGGAATTCTCCGAAGATGTCGGACTTCACCCAATTGTTGTCACGACCCCACTGGCGGATTTGCTCGCGCGCGTACTCAATGGGGATGCGCGGCGACCTCTTCGGGTCGTCAGGGTCTCCGGTGATCGTGATGACGTTCCATAGATGCGCCGCCGACGTGCATGCGCGATAGAGTGGCCCGGCGAGCTGCGTCGGGTTTCCGGCCTGCACGATATGGCATTCGAGCGTGCCGGCGAACGCGGCCTCGGCGGAAACCATCACGGCGTCGGTCATGCCGCCGGATTCGTCGATCAGGAACAGCACGTAATCGGCGTGGAAGCCGGCGAGCGCCTTGGCCTGTTCCTCGGTCGAGGCCGACTTCGGCCATGACTTCGCCGACATGAACCACGTCGCCGGAGCCTCGTTGGCGAAAATGCGGGTTTTCGTCCAAGTGAACCCCTGCTTGAGCAGGGGCGACTTTTCCTGCCATTTCGCCATTTCTTTCCACAGGCCGTCGGCAAGGTTCTGGACGGTGATGGAAAGCGCGCCGATGTTCGAGTTTCGCCGCGTCAGCAGGTAATTCCAGCCTATCCACGCGAGGACTGTGGTTTTTCCTGGCCCCTTGCAGGCCCTCAAGGCTAGGCGCGGCGATTTTGGGAATAGAGCGAGCGCCTCGTCCTGCCACTTGTCAGGCGTGACGCCGAACAATTCGCGGACCATCATCCGCGGCGCGGCGCGCCAACGCGCGAGATGGCCGGCGAACTCTTTGGCCTCGGATGGCGTCATAGCCGCGCAGTTAGCCGAATGGCTGGCGCGGCGTCAAATGGCCGATCAGGGCGTTGGCGCGGCCGGGGCGGCGAGAACCGGTCTTTTGGAGCGATCGTCCCGCGCGGCGAGCCGGTCGATAACAGCGGCGATTTCCAGAGCCAGACCGCGCCTGATCTTGTCACCGCCCATGACGCGCAGGGTGTGCGCGGCTTGCGCTGGCGTCATCAGTTCTTCCGGCAGCGTATATTGCTTTCGGTTCACGGCTTTTCCCCTTCGACAAGATGGCGGCCGATGTCGCGGATCGCCGCGCGCGGCATGGCGTCACCCTTCCGCTCTGATCTCAAGCGGAGCGCCCTTCCGGCAAGAAAAGCCGCCAACAGGCTTGCGAACCAGAATGCGACCACGGCCAACCCCCTTGGATTCGAGCACGCGGATCACCGACCGCACGGAAATCCCCAATTCCTTCGCCGTCGCCGACTTGCGCCAGCCGCGCTCATGCAATTCGATGATGCGATCGGCCTGCAACATCGCCGACGGGCGTCTGCCGCGATATTTGCCCTCCGCGCGGGCTTTGGCAATGCCGCATTTTTGCCTTTCCAGCATCATTTCGCGCTCGAACTGCGCGAAAGACGCCAACATGGACAGCATCAGGCGTCCAGTCGCCGACCTCGTGTCCACGGTGTCGCCGCCGAGGTTGAGAACCCGCAAAGCAAAGCCCTTTTTGTTGAAGTTTTCCACAAGATGCAGCAAATCTAGGATCGAACGGGCCAGCCGATCCATTTTGGTGACGACGAGAGTGTCGCCGGGCTGCAATTCGGCGAGCGCGGCGGCAAATTCGGGTCGATCAGCGACTGACGAGACTTCCTCGTTGTAAATAATATCACAATGGGCGGCCGTCAGGTCTCGGATTTGTTCTTCTAGGCCGGCGTTTTGAGAATCTGTCGAAACGCGAGCGTACCCAACGAGTTTTCCGGTCATTTCTGCGACTCCTTGCGCGCGGCGCGGACGTTCACGCCGTATTGGCGCAGCCGGGCGTAGAACACCGGCCTTGACAGCCCGATCTCGTAGCAAGCGCGGTCGACGCCGAAGTTGTAGAATTTGAGCGCAAACATGATGACGTCGCGCTCGACGTCCTTAATAGGACGAGGCTTGCCGGCGGCGCTCAATAGGGAAACCGTGGGGTCGAGGGGCTCGCTCATACCCCCGTTATCAAATCAAGACATGCAAAAGTCAACACAAAATATGCGATAATTTGTCTATTGGTGCGCCGTCGCCTCGTCCTGCCGGCCAAGCTCAATGATATCGGCCAATTGGGCGGGTGACGGTTCGGGCAGGCCACGCTCGCGGTGAAAACGCAGCGTCCATTCCGCAACGGACTCGCGCGCCAAGAAGCCGATGCGGCGTGCAAGGGCATGTGGGTCGCGGGCGGGAAAATCCGTCACCGCAGCAAACCCCATGCCACGGCAAAAATCAGCGCCCAAAACGGCGCTGAGAACAGTAACCCATTGATGATCGCGCGCGGGTTCAAAACGGTCGCGACCGCGCGCACGAACACAGGCGGCTCGACGACGGGCAGCTCGACGTAATTCATCGCGTGGTCTCCGTGGTCAGCCGCGAATTGCGCGGTCAAGGCGTCCGAACTCGTGCGCCATTGCGTTCAACCGCTGTTCGAGCATCATGATCCGCTCGCACATTTCCATGCCGAGACCGAGCGCAACCGCTTTCGGGCCACCAATCGCGCCCCCGTTGCCGGTCGGCTCGCCGCCGGCCACAAAATCGGCCAACGAGCGCAGTCCTTCGAGCCGCTCCTCGGCGCGCTTCACCAATTCAGCGAGCGCCAGCGCGTGATAGGACAGGCTGTTCTCGTCGACCGATGGGCGAACGTCGGCCGGCGGCATTTGCCGGTAATCGTCGCCGTTCAGCACAAAGCGTTTGTCGGCCGTTCCTGTCTGGTAAGCGTTCATTTTAGGGTCTCCGAAATGGTTAGACGCTCGGGCCGGGGTCGAACCGACAACCTGCTCTACGGCGGTAAAGCAAGCTCATTCCCAATGCCGCGCATCCGCCATACACATAATCCAGATAGCGGGCGTGGGCAAGTCAGCGCAGGGCGGCGTCGATCATGGTGCGCCAAATCTCATCGGGGTCAATGATAAATTCGCCGAACAAGATCGTTGCCATGCACCGTCACAGCCAGCAGCGCCTCAATCTCTCCACGCCGAGCCTGTTCCAACGCATCTTCCAGCCATCGAACAATCTCAGGATCAGCCCCGGTCGCCGTCGGAACCTTCTGGCCGCGAAACCCAATTATCTTGCCACCCATGAAACCATCTCCAAAAAATCCCCCCAAAAAATTCTGGGAAAGATGTGGGGGGTGTGTATATCGCGGACGGGGCGATGCCCACCCCGAACCCCCAACTCGCCCATATGGACGTGCCTCGGCCAAGGATCGAAGGGGCGGGGGACTGATCGGGTCGAGAGCCGACCGGCTGGCCTCGCGCGGGTGTGATCGGCGATCAACCCACTAGATGTTGAACCCGGCAATAGACCGAGGTCCAGTGTCACGTTTCGTCCGATTTATCCTGTTCGATCAGTTGACCCTCGATCACCTTCCCGTCGAGCGCCATCGACTGCTTGATTAGGTCGCCGAGGTTGAACGTCACGTTGTGCTCCGCCGTGAGCCGCTCCTTCCAGTCCTCGCCGCCGACGTTGAGCAGCCCGAGCTTGATCGCTGACATGCGCGTCGAGTCTCCACCGCGTCGCACGATGTCGATCAAGTGGCTCTCGTACATGAACTGACGAGCGCCTTTGCCGCGTGCGTGGGCCTCAGCGAATTCACGGTGAGAAGAAGACCATTTACTAATCGTCTCCCTTGTCACTCCGAGGACGGCTGCGATGGCTCCGACGGTGTGTCCGAGCGCGGAGAGTTCGAGGAACTTGTCGGCGAGTTCAGGCGTGTATTTCGGGGGAGCGCCGATGCGGCGGAGCGCGGTCGCTGGGAGGGTCGGGGTGTAGGGTTCGAAGTGGCTATTGAACGAGGCGCGTTTGGCGTCGAGTTCGGCGAGGGACTGGTTTGCAGCGGCTTGAGCGGGCGAGAGCTTTGGCGGGTTGTGAGCGACGCGCTTGGTTTTGCGAGAAGGGGCGGCCATTCGTGGTGTCCTGGGATGGGGCGGTTCGTCGGTTATATCGGATGGTGCTGTGAATGTAAGCCGCGCGCGAGGGTTTCCCTTTACAAAAAGATGGGGTTTGCGGGAGTTTTCCATCAACCAGTAACGATCAGCGGGACTGCCCTTACAGGTTGGTCAGCTTCACTGACCTATTTTGAGGTGTTGATGATATGTGGGTGATACATTGCTCGTGGCGCGTTAATGTGCCATCTATGATTGATGGCGGGGCAACGATCCGCGCTTCGTGGCCGGAGGCGGCAGGCTGTGATGCGCCTGTATTGGCAGGGCCGGATTAGCGCGGTGCAGGCGGCGTCGGCCATTGGCGTGACATGGCGTCAAGTGGCGCGCCAGACTCCTGTGGAGTTCAATTGGAAGGTCGCCAATGACGCTTACGCCGAGAAGGTGATCGCGCGCCGACTGGCCAAGATAGATCGAGGATCGACGGAATGACGATGCGGACATATTCGGACGAGGAGCATTTGAAGTCCGCCGTGGCTATCGCCATGTGCCGATCTGGGCAGCTTACCCAAGGTGAGGCGGCGCGGCTCGGCGGCGTCAGCCGACAGACCATAAGGCGGAAAATCAAGACGATTAATTGGGACGAGCAGCGCGCAATCCACGTTTCGCACGAGTTCGATAATCGCTTGAGCGTGATGTCTCGGTCGGGAGCGCGTTACCGACCATCTCCAACCGCCAAACAACGTCGCGGAATCCTAGACCGCATCCTGCGTGAGGCCAGCGCGACGACAAACCGCCCTACTGATGGAGTTGACGATGACCGAGATTGAAGCTCGCGAGAAATGGTGTCCGCAAACGCGCGCTATATACGCAGGGCAATCCTTTAATCGCTTGGGTGAAATGTCCGAGCATCATTTGACCGCCGACCTAAACCCAGCCCCGCGCCGCTGTATCGCGTCTGACTGCATGGCCTGGCGCTGGGGCGGGCGCGATAAAGGCCACTGCGGCCTCGCCGGCAAACCCTAATGATCAGCGGCGTGAGAAGACGCGACGACGACCTCGGTATTGTCGACGCCCTTAGAGCCTATTGCGCCAAGCACGGATATCCTAACGCCATCGTGGTCGGACTGGATGGAGAAGGCGACATCGCTGGCGTCGCTAGCGCAAGGTTTCCCGCGCGCGTCGCCGACGATCTCGGCGAACAGATCAACGAGGCGCTCGCCCGCATCCATCGCGGCCAAGGCCTGCAATCCTGATCACATTTTTGTCAATTCGACAACTTCCCGCCTAACACCCTCTTGACGCCCTGCTCGCAACCTGTCAGTCTCGCAACTGTCAGGCGATAACGGCGAAGAGGAAGCATCCATCTAACCCGCCGCAACCGCCTCGGCCCGTCCAGCACCCGCGCAATAGACCGCGCACGAACCTACGAAGGCCTCGCAGCCGCGATGGCCGAACAATGGAGCTTGACATGACCGAACCCCGCAATGACGAACGCAAATACCGCCCCGGAGACTTCGTGCTCGCCGGAGGCCACTACTACCGCTGGCCCGTCGATCCCTCCCACACGCCTTGGGGACGCTCACAGTCGCGCTCCGAGATCGCGCCCGGCATTATCCACCACGAAACGGGATCGCACGGCGGCATGTTCGTCAGCGACGAGCTGCTCGCCCAAATCCCCGCCCCGTAGCGCGCCTACGCCGCCAAGTGGTCAGGATCGGAAAGCTGGTTCGAGGAGGACGTCGCATGGAGCGCCGTCGCCTTGACCTTCCCGCAGTACTTCCCCGACGAAGCCGTCACCCTCGCCGCCCGCATCGCAGGCGCGTGGCTCCCCAAACTCAACGACTGAAAGGACATCGCGCATGGCCATCAAAATCAAGATCGACACCACGGTTAGCGGCAAGCGCATCGCTCACTATTTCGGGACCGCGATGCGCTGGTTGGCGCTGCCCGTCGAAACCGCCGAGGCCGCTATCAAGGCCGGCTCGCTTTATGGCAAGCCCGTCGTCGTAGTCAAAGACTGATCGCAGACCAAGCCCGCGACGCCACTACACGCGGGCTTGTGCGGCGACCAGAGCCGATAACCAAGGAGAACCGCGAATGTCCAAACTCCCCTTCACCTTCGCCCAGGAACCGCCGCGCAAAACCACCCACGTCTTCGTCGCCGTGCTCGCCTTCGAGGTCGTCCAGCTCGTCTGGTGCGCGCTCGGAGCCTTCGGCGTCGTCGCCGCGCTCTACGCCATGCTGGAGGCGCTATCGTGAGCGCCGCGCATACGCCGGGGCCGTGGCGTCAAGAGGTCAACACGACTCTCGTTTGGGGCAAATGCAACCGCCATGACGATAGTAGCTACGGCATGGGCTATCCCGTCGCCGACGTTCAGCTTTGCCGAGGCTGGAAACGCCACGGCGAGGATAATGAGCCGACAACGGAAACCGCGCTCGCCAACGCCTGCCTGATCGCCTCCGCACCCGATCTGCTGGCGGCGTGTCGCGCCGCCTACGCATGGGGCTACGCCGAACATCACGGGCTCGGCTCATTCGCCCAACGCATCACGCTTTGCTCTCATTCCGAAAGCCTTGTGGCTATAGCCATAGCTAAAGCCGAAGGACGTCCTGTACCGGATTACAAAGGGTCAAAGCGGATGACCGTCTGGCCGAACGTCGATCTTGAGGAATCCTCGATAGCTGAGGGCGACGCGCTGGTTAAAGCCGCGTTCGAACACGAGGCCGTCGCCAAAGTCGAAGGGGAAGCGCCATGACCCAGCCCGAAATCCTGCCCACCGAAGCCCTCGCCGCGCCTATGACGCGTCACGTCCTCCTCCACGCATGGAGGAAGTCAAAGGGGCTGACCCGCCGCGACCTCGCCGAACTCACGGGATTCAGCGAATCGGGTATTGTCAACTTCGAGCGCGGCGAGCGGCGCAACATGCCTCCTCGACAATCCGTCATCTCCGAGGCCTCGTGGCGGAAGCTCGGGCTGGCCTGCGCGGCGATCGAATATGGGATCGAGCCGTTGTTCTGAAACAAGCGCGGCGGCTGTGGGCAGCGATGAGGCCCACACCGCCGCATCCGGTGATATTTGTGTTCCAGGGCGTGTGTTACGCGCCCCCCGCCTCTAAACCGGATTGGCGAACCTCCTTAAAAATCAATCTCCGCGTGAGAAGATCGTGAAGTCAGGCGGCAAGACCAGACCACCCCAAATGTGGAACATATCGGCCTCGTCAACCATTTCGGCCGCGGGCGGGTAAATCTCGATAGCGACAGCCTGCTCGCCGAGGATTTCGTTTTTTATCCGCTGCATCTCGCGCCAAGAAGGTCGAACGCCGGACAAAGACGAAATAGCGAGATGCGCATTACCGTCTCGAAGCGGACGGACAAGCAGCGAAAAAACGTGATTTTTCCGAATCTGTCGCACTTCGCTAGGCCATCCCTTTCCACTGAATACGCCGTTCGGAAGTTCAATAATCTCCCAATCGCCCCAGACGCCAGATTTCCGACGGCGCGCCTCCCTATCGAGCAAGTCGCGGCGCTCGTGTCTGGTCAAATGCTGCATGGCTGGGTTTGTCAAAAATCAATCTCCGCGTCCTCGTCGCCGATCGCCTCCGCGCGCGGCGCGTCGTAGCCGAGGATGGCTAGGAGGCGCGAGGATGCGCGGACGGGTGCGCCAGCGTATTGCTCGGCCATGTCGGCTATGTGGGCTTCGCTGGCCCTTACAGCCAATTCCCGCATCTCGCCCTTCATCTTGCGAATGTCCATCTCGTGCAGCTTATTGCCCGGCTCACCGGACGCCGCGTGAGCGATCAGCACAGCCTGCTTCTGCCGACAGTCCGCGATAAATTCCCTACGCCGGGCTGCTTCTTCGGGTCCGATATCGCGCGGCTTCTCCTCGGTCGCCTCACGGCGCAGCCGGGCCTGCTGGTCGCGCAACGGCTTCATGCGGCGCTCGCACTCGCTGCCGATCTCATAGATCGTGGGAAGGAATTGCGACCGGGAAGGAAGTCCGCCTACCGGGTCACAGACGGCCTTGACGATGGGTTCGGGATAACCGCGCAGCACGGCGACGGCGGCGCGCAAATAGACCTCAGGGTCTTCCGCGTCGCCCCTACGATAGCATCCGAAAAGCACCGTCGCGAACTTCGTCGCCTTCTCGGCGGAACACGTCGTTGTCAGGATTGTTGTTGAACTCATCGCACAGTCTCCGGGCTACGTCTTGGATCGAGGGCTTGCCGTTGCGCGTGGTCGGCGGGCCGGCGCGGGCGAATTGGTCAATGTTGCCGACCCATGTTCGCCAAGCAGCGCGCCAATCGGCCATCAGCGAACCTTTGGCGATGTGGTGATCGCGGAATTTCCGCCACTCGCGGCGGAAAATTTCTCTCGGCAGGTGGCTGGCGACGACGCAATCCTGATCGTTTGGCTGTTCGGAAGGGGCTATCGGTCGGCGAGCCTTTTGGCGAGCGGTTTTGATTTTAGGGGTAAGAGACGTAGTCTCTTGGGGTATATTACTTCTAAATTCTTCACCAAGAAGACCGGGCGCGCGTATACGCGAGGGGCTGTTTTCAGCGTTTTTCAGTAGGTTTTCAGTAGAAGATTCAGCGTTTTTCAGCGCGGATTCAGCGTTTTCAGTAGTTGATTTCAGCGTTTTTAAGCGCGAGTAAGCGCGCCGGTTCTGCTCCTGACGGGATAGTTTTTCTTTCCGGCAGGCGAGCGCCTCGGTGAAAGCGTCGAGCGCGATCTTTATCGCTTCTGGAGGCGCGCCTGCCGCGGCGAGGGCTGATGCAAGATCGCCGGGCGTCATGTGCGCGCCTTCTCCTCTCTCCGCACCGCCAACGGCGCAATCAACGGTGTTCCGGCCGGCACGACGATCTGGACCGGAGCGGGATGGTCGATCGTGCGCCAGGCGCGCGCGGAACAGGCGTTGCAGGCCCGCACGGTGACGCGGGCGTCGCTCCACGGCTCTCGAAGCAGGGCGACGCTGCATTTCGTGACGGCCCCGCACAGGTCGCAGTGCGAAGGTTCGGGCCTGTCGGTCATGCGCGGCTCACCGGCGCTTTGGCTGTCCGATCACGACATTCTTTGTCCGCGAGATCGTTGAGAGTATCGGCGGCGGCCCGCAGGTGCGCCATGAGCATGTCGGTCTCGCTTTCGCGCATCTTGATGGCCTTGAGGCACTCGCGCCGGGCGACGGTGCGCACGGCGTTGGCCTGTTGGGCGAGAGAGATGGGCCGCGCGCTCATATCGCCCCCAGATTTTTCAACGCCATCGCGGTGTCGGCCGACAGCTTGATATAGGCGGCGATGTTTAGCGCGGCGTTCTTGGAGCCGGCCGCCAGCATGGTGAAACGCGGATCGCACGCGAGATCAGCCATGAGCTGCGTGGGCTCAATTCCGGGCTTGCGAATCGTGGCTGTTAACGCCTCGACGATGAGTACGGCCATTTCGTCAACGTTGATTAGGACGGCGTTCTTGGCTCTTTCCTCGGTCATCGGCGGCTCTCCCGCTTGGGATGCAGGTAGGATTCGGCGGCCTTGGACCGGCGACGGGCGAACCAAGCGCGGCGGCGCTCGCACGCCTTGGTCCGTTCGATCAGGTCGGCGGGAGTGATCGGCTCATCGCCCGGGGGCAGAATTTGCCGCTTACGGGAGGCCCTCATCGTCGGTCCTCAGTCCTGTGGCGCGCGCTCGGCCAGTTGAGCTTCGGCAGCGTCACCGGCGCGGCGTGGTATTCGGATTTGATCTGCTCGCCGCGCTCGGGCGCGTAATTCCGGTGGCTGTTGGGATTCTGGCGAAGTTCAACGGTTCGTGAACGCGCGGGAATGTGACTGGACAAGCCTCCCGATGAGGCGCGTTGTCTCTTGCAATTCTGTGGGGTCTGTGGACTGCGCGGAGAATAAACT